CCAGTTACCTGGTCAGCGTCACATCCAGAAAAGTGACGCAGTGGTGGTGTAACCGGGTTTCTTCTTGATTATGTACTTATCACGGTACCTCTGGAATCCTGAAGCATACTTATCCGTGATCAACTCCTCAAGCCCGCCAGCACGGTAAATGTCATTGTCGATCAAACCTGGTTGAGTTCGATCCCACCTCTGATAACCAAGGGTTTTCCTTGCGATGTCCCAGCCAGACCAGTATACTGCGGCATAACTGAGGATTAATAGCCGAACTGATCTCATCCTCTCGTCTGGATCAGCAGGATACTTCCTAAATGACTCAGGAAAGATCATTCTCTTTAGGATTTCATCCTGGCTCAAATCTGGGATACCCCTAGTCCAATCCCTACCTAAGAAGTGAATTGTTTCATCATAGTGATACTTACCCGACTTCTCTGAGCCATGCATCTTAACATGGAGCTTCGAATTCGCATAAGCAGCCATATCATCTAATGATACATCACGATTCGACCACATTAGTAGGTCATCACCCAACACAAACAACTCCTGGCGATCGATGTCCAAATGGAACTTTGAACTTAAGGTTCCAGCCACAATCGTATTGACTACTGAGTCGATCATTTGAGTGAAATAAGATCCGGAGGGAACGCCATGCCTCTTACCCAAGTAAAGGTTTCCATCAGGCATAACGATTGGCGTGTGGATGAAGTAGTTCTCCACACAGTCAAAGATTTCCTTCACCGTGGCTCCGGAATTAGGCTCGACCGCCTTTAAATCAAACCAAGTCTTTAGAATACTAAAAGCAATTCTAATGAGCCGAGCACTAATGGATGCGTCAAAGGAAGACATATCAATGGAGTAGGCCCATTCTTTCCGATAAGAAGCACGGATTAGACGGGTCCCTAGCACTCCAGTTTTCTGTCCGAATGCCATGGGAATACTCTTAACCTGAAGGAAATGCTCAATCAAAGGTCGAGCAACAATTCCCTCCAAAATGGTCATCGAGTAAGGGTATCCCCACACAAGTCGAGTCTTACCACCGAACTGAGTTCGCTTAAAGGCAAGACATGGTTCTGGAACCTTCTCCTTACGCAAAATACGAAGAGCATGCTCTAACCCGATTTCCATTGAGTCTTGCTTACGATGCCCAAAATTCGTAAGCCCGGGTGAACCGGTAGGATTACTCGTCATCCAACCCACGGTATTCAGGTTTAACACCCACCCTCTAATGTATGGAACATCTTTTGGGCGAGCAAAACAACGGTACGCCAGAGCAATGCCTCTGGACACATCCTGGTCTTCAGTCAGGAATTTCGAGTTACAAGGGGCGTACCTGCTTAATGCTTCGTATAGTTTACTGACAGTGTAAACTGACCTAGGAGCGTCATCTGTACAGTAACCTTGAGCTTGAAGCATTGTTTTCACGTTATCATCTACCAGCACTTTGTCATTATCTTGAGAATATCTCTTGATATATGGCCGCAGATACTTTGTACGGTAGGGTCTAACTGTGAAAAGCTCACGACACTTACTAATCATTAGCTGTCTCCTCTCCTACAAATGTTAGTTACGCGCAAGGGCGCCGTCTACAGCGCAGGTCATTCAGTTCTGACCTGTTGGAACCACTACTCTCGCTAGTGACACGTCTGTTTTCCCAGCAGATGGGGACTTCACGTCTTGGTCAACTAAGGAGTTGACGCCTCAGCTTTGGATCCAGAGCTGAAAACTGTAGGCTAAGCCAACGAGTTAATTTCCAACATAGTTGGTTGAATCATAG